CGGGTCTATCTGACCGGCTAAAGTCATAAAGTCAATTGACTATACAACTAATGATCTTAAATGATCGTTCGACGTATCTCCACTTGCGCAGTTAAGAAGGACAAAACCTTCTTAAAAGGCCACTTTTAATGCAGTGGTGTGTATAACTAAAAGCTATGGTCTAGGTAATTAGACTAGATTCATAGCGGGGTGTTGTATAATACCATTGTATTTAAGAGTTTACCTTAAAACTAAGTAAACCACTTAGTGACCCGACTAGGGTGCCTGCAGTCCGAATATTCGTATTCGGAAACTGAAGTAGATAATAAATGGTTAAACTAACTTATGAAAAAAGAATTTAATCTTAACTTTCTTCTTAAGCGTTTCGCCTATTTATTTTCTTGGCAGGATGGCGTAAAAACCATCCGGGTATGAAAGGACGCCTTTTCTAAGGCATTGTTCTTTCTTACCGCTTCCAATAGCTGATCTATCTCTGTGGGTTTAGTTGAGTTATTAAAGTCAATTTATAAACTCGCTAAACATCAAGGTACTAAGGGGGCCTCTCTATATCTCAAAGCCTGTCATATTTATCTTATGAAGGTCGTAGCGCGAGACGCGCTTACATCCAGCACAACATTCGGAGTACACGTATCGACTACCCGTAAGGGAATGCCGAGAATATTACCTGAAAGATGACGAAGACAGATTCGAGAAGATAATTCAATTATCATCCGTTTCTGCTTATCAATCTTCGGTTTATATCGTGTACTTGAGTTCCCTGGAAAGATTAAATTGACTACTATAACAGATCCATGGACTGGTTCAATATCACAGTCTATGTTGGATTTCTTACCGATCTTTTGATCGACATTGAATCCTCCTGAATTAGTGGGAAAAATGAGTTTTCATTTTATCACTACTAAAGGTGGGACCACTGTCTACAAATGCGGTTCGAACTACAACAACTCTGGAGACGTTAAAGTAAGTCTTTTTAAAATCTTAAATTCTTCAATGAAGACCCATCTACTAGCGTTTGCTGGTTACATGGGATACGCTTTTGATCTCAACTTGATGTTTCAAGCTTGAAAAGTTAAAAGCGATCCGATATGTGACCACATTCAACTAGGAAAATTGGCGATCAAAGAAGAACCTGGGAAAATCCGAGTGTTTGCTCTTGTAGACGCGATAAGTCAATGGGTGTTATACCCATTCCATCAATGATTATTTAAATTACTTCGTTCTATTGGTCAAGATTTTACATTTAACCAAGAAGAAGGTTTAATTTATTTAAAATCATTTTTGAATAGAAACGCAGCGTTCGGTTTTGAACCGTACGCCTTTTCTTATGACTTAACTGCGGCTACAGACCGACTTCCGATAAAATTACAGGAACACTTATTGAATACTCTTAAACCGGGATTCGGTACAGTATGATCTAAGATATTATTAGATCGTGTGTATGTTTTCCGGGGACAAGAGTATAAGTATGGCTGTGGACAGCCGATGGGAGCCTACTCCTCTTGAGCTATGCTTGCTATCACTCATCACCTCATAGTCCAATACAGTTTTTGGAAAAGTATTGGTACTCCAAATCGATTTTCCTGATTTAAGGAGTATGCTATTTTAGGGGATGACATAGTGATAGTTAACAAGCATGTTGCTAAAGAGTATTTGAGAACAATGGCAGAGTTGGGTGTAGATATTAACCCAGCTAAGTCATTATGTAGTCCGATTGGTCACATGGAATTTGCAAAACAATTCCATTCCCGAAAGGAAAACTTATCTCCAATACCTCTAAAAGCACTCATGAGTAGCTGGCTATCATTGGATATTTTAATTGAGGTCGGAAAGAAATTTGGTTGTTCTAGATTGCAAATGCTCCGCATTATGGACGCGGGGTATAAGCAATATTCTAGACCTAACACCAATTTACCTGAG